TAGTTTACCGTTAGCCAAGTCCGGAAATCCCATGTCTCTCCAAACCTCGATATGTCGCTTTAGAGACTCGATTGTAAATAACCCTTGTCTCATGTCCTCTTTGCTGTGATCGTCTAATAGGCGCGTTGCTATGAGGTTTGGGTCCACATTCAGCGTCCTTGCTAAATGTATAATTATTTTTTTACAGGCTTCATCCGTTAGCACTGTCATTAAGTTTGCTCCATTCCACATAGGGCTTAGGTTTCTTGCCTGCATTATCCATATATCGAAAAGAATCCTTGTCATACCAAAACCGTATTACACCCTCCCATTCTCCGTGACGTTGTTTGTCGCATCTCCACAAACCATCTGAAGAATTAAGTCGTTCAATTTCTTTCTCGGTAAGCATTTGTCCAAAAGTCTGTTTATTCGCGCATATCTCTTTGATTTTATCACGCCAAATTGTAAAACAATTGTCCGCTAAATCAGTAATATCGCCACTGCCTTTAATATCTAATTTATTGGGCACAATAGATTCGTCTAAGGCTTTTCTTGGATGCATAACAATATGTATCTGACAGTTGTGAGTATTTTTAAAGTCTCGCAATTGCTCAATAAATTGCTTTTGTCCATTATAATCATCACCAGCAATATCAAGAGTCAGGAAGGAATCAATAACAAAAACATCTATACCGTAACGTTGACGAGCATATGAAAATACTTCCAAAAGTCGCTTTGATTTGGCAGTCCCAACCAATTCAAATAACCATAAGTGATCATCCCAAGCTTCAAATACAGCATCTAAATAATCCTCAGAAGGATCACGCATCGCTGTAGCTTGCCGGCACATTCTAGCCAATAAACGTTCTGGCTTAAGCTCCATACTCGCGATACACACCTTCGCACCTTGTGTAATCATCTGCAAAATAATCTCACCTAAGAATTGTGATTTCCCATGTCCGTTGATACCGGTCCAAATGGATAACTCATTGGGTCGAAATAATACCTTACCCCTAGAAAGCTCCCATAGAGGCTCATAGCCAACGAATTCTCCTACCCTAGGGGTGAATACCTCTTTTGTGAGATCTCGGTACAGAGAGGCTTTTTTAAGCTCTTCAGGGTCTATTGTGAGGGCACTCTCGAAGAAATAGTGTATATCTTCCGAATTAAGACCATTTTGCAGACATTCGTTAGCATCTTTGAACGGTAATTGTACAATTGGACATCGGTGATAACCTAAACGCTCGGCGATTTCTTTTGCAGCTAATTGGCCAGCATCATCGTTATCCATACAGATATAGATTTTGTCGAAATGGGCAAGCTTATCAAACTCGTGTGTTATCCAATCATTCTTTGACCCAGTCCCAGCACCGAGTGGAACTGACAATGCAGGAATCCCAAATTGTGACAAGGTCATAGCATCGATCTCGCCTTCACATATGGTAATTTCTCGTGTGGTATTAGGGATTGCTTGCCAGCCAAACAAAATCGGTTTGCAATCTTTTTCCACGTACATCTGTTTTTTTGCGTCAGTGCGATTAATTTTTAGATATTTAACAAATTCTAGCCCCTGTGAATAATAAGGGAATGCAATATCATCTCCTGCCTGCATAACTAAAAATTTGTCAACCGTTTCTCTAAGCAAGCATCGTTCATCCTCTAAATACTTTCGAGCAGAAGCATTATTGACCAATCCTAGAAGTTTTTTTGAATCTGGTTTTTTATAGATTTTTTTTTCTTTTTCACTAAATGCTCGTGCTGAACTAATCATTCGCTTATCTCTAATGCCAAGATAAGCTTTGGCTTGTTCCATAGCTTCACGAATTCCTGTTGAAGCTCCTTTATCAAAAGAAAATCTTAAGGCAAAGAGATCAAGTAAATCTCCACTTTGACCCGTTGCAAAGTCACTCCAGACACCGGCTTTAGAACCAAATAAACGTATACTTAAAGAATCGCCAGCATCACCTTCAATATTGCCTACACAATACTCATCGCCACGTTTTACGCCTGCTGGATATAAATACTGCGCGACTTCCAAAGCTCTATTTGCCAGCAACTCTGATATTTCTTTTGCTCTCATAAATTTATTCCTAAGTTATAATTAACAAAATCCGTTTCAGATGAACGCTGGTCCTTAGCTTCGTTAATCGGATCTAACCAACCCTCTTCACGCAAATATTTCAACGGGTTTCTGATGTAACCCTTAAGGAAATGATCGTCACTTGCAATTTGTTTTTGCAAGGCTTGCATGATCTCCTCTGCATGTTTTTCTAGTTTATGCCTATCCCAATATTGCCAGCACATCTGTTTAGCTTTCTTTACTGGATAAACAGACCAAAATAAATCGAATGCCGGCTTTTTAGTAATATATTTATATATTACTTTTTTATTAGTTGAGTTATTAGTTGGTATAGGTCTGCCCTTTTCAGCATTTCCATCTGCCCATTTGGGCAAATCGATTTTACCGTTTGGGCAATAACTATTGGGCAATAATTCATCTTCAAGTTCATCATTTGAATCAGAATCTACTATCAAAGATTTAATTTTTTCATCATGAAATTCAGGATAATACTCAAGAGCTTTATCAGTTAATGCATACCAACAAGTGCGGTCATAATTAGTTTTATTAAAATTGCCTTTTATAATTAAGCCGTCTTTAATCGCATTATTAATCACTGTACGAATTTGTTTATAAGTCCAATAAGGAAAAATATGCTGAAATGCATCAAGCGTATTATATGACCAGCATCGACCTTGATGGATATGACGACGATTTGCGAGATTTACAAAGACCCATTGTGCTAGATGTTGTACAAAAATTGCGGTATTTACAGAATATGTGCAGGCGATATTTGTATTGAAGGAATTAATCATGGTAGAATTGCCCTGTTGTTAGTAGTTAACTAAAACACTGCGTTTATAGAATTGCTCAGTGTTGAAGTTTTCTGTTATTAGATTGCAGTCAGAAACGATCGTGGTGGATGGGTTCTAACTAGCAATTATGGTTTTAAGATGTAAAGGCAGGATGCCTTTATACCTCTCAGACATCCTACTTTAAGTTAGCTGAATTTAATAGAAATACTCAAAGATTTTGTTCTTTCTTGTCAAGAAAATAATCAACTGAATCATTTAGTTGTTTAATTATGATATTCAAAAGCTCTTTTGATAAAGTTTTGTCCAAGTGACAACACAAGTTGTTGCGAATGATGGGCAATAATTCCTCTAAAGTTAGCATGCTTTGTAATCTCCCTATAATGTTTTAATGCGGATAATTTATGTCCGCTGAAGCTGATGCGGTTTCTATCGTTTTCCATAATGTCATGGATTTAGATTTGATTTGGTCAATCAGTGATTCCAAAAGCATGATTCGATTTTTAATATTTGAACTTTCCCCTTGCGCTGCTCCAAACAAATTCACAATAAGATTGGTAATAACCATGATAATAATGTCTTCCGGTTGCATTTTCTCTCGATTAAAAAGGTTTTTTTCATAGCCAATCACAATATGTTCTTCAACTAAATGCAACAAATCGAGCAAATGACTTTCCATATCATTCATCGGCAAATGCCCTAACCACAGCTTATATTCCATAACTTATATAATCCTTATCATTTAGATTTTATTGCTGGCAATAAATTACGGTCAGCTTTCAATTTCCCGTGGGTAATGACTTCTAGCATGCATTGATATTCAACCGGCACAAAGTCACTTTGTTTCCATTTCAAAACCCAAGTTTTCGAAACATCGACAGCCCTTGCTACACTCGCCATATTATAATTAAACTGTATCATTACATCTGAAAATTTCATTCTCTTACACCTTTTTAATTAAATAAAGTTGACAAAGTTTAGTGCAACAAATAATATAATGCAAGCACAACCTATGACACGACGTTGTAGGCAATACCATAAACGGAACTTATCTATTAAACATAAATGAGGATTTAATCAATGATTACAGAACAACAACGTCTTGAGCGTAAACTCGGCATTGGCGGCAGTGACATGCCTATCATCTTGGGCTTATCGTCTTACAAAACGCCTTATCAACTTTATTTAGAAAAAATCGCTGAAGACATTGCACCCGAAGAGATTTCTGAACAACAATACTGGGGACATCAACTAGAAGGAATTATCCGCGATGAATTTGCGAAACGTAACGCCGTTAACGTTGAAACACCTGGCACTCTTGTTCATCCTGACTATGATTTTCTGCGCGGTAATGTGGACGGTTATGTACCTGCTTGGAATGCAATTCTTGAAGTCAAATGCTCCAACCAATTCATGGCCAACGTCTGGGGAGATGAGGGAACTGATGTTATCCCCCTGCAATATCTAGTTCAAGTTGCGTTTTATTGCATGATCGCGAATGCTGATTGTGCCTACATTGCTGTACTTATTGGAGGCAGCCAGTACCGACAATTTAAATATGTCCGCGATTTGGAACTGGAAGAATCACTAAAAGCCAGTGCGATTGCGTTTTGGGATAGGGTACAGCGTCGTGAACCGCCTGAGCCTACAAACCAAGTCGATTTACGGCTTGTGTTTCCTACACACAACCCTGAGAAAACCAAAACAATTGCACCAACGATTGCCGAACAATTAACAACGTTGACCGAAACTCGCTTTAAAATCAAAGAACTTAGCGAAGTTGAAGACCAATACAAATTTAACATTATGCAGTTTATGGAAGATGCAGAGTGTTTGGTTAATGAGTCAGGACAACCGGTTGTTTCGTGGAAAGCCAACAAACGTGGCTCAAGGACGTTTTTATTAAAGGGAGTTAATTAATATGCAAAATGTCAAAGAAATTATACCGCTTGAATATAATAAAATTACTGATATGTGGGATTGCCCTATAAAGTTAAAAGAAATTCGATCGCTTGTATGTTCAACTCCTTTAACGGATATGGAATTTAATTTGCTGGTTGGTATTGGCAAATCAGCAGGTCTTAACCCTTATCTTAAAGAAATTTGGGCGCTTAAGTATAAAAAACGAAATAAAGAGACGGGAAAACTTGAGGAACAGCCCGCTCAAATCTTTATAGGGCGCGACGGATACAGGAAGGCCGCACAACGCCAACCGGATTATGAATATCATCAAGTCAATGCGGTAGGTAGTAA